TAGTGTATGTGGTATTATATCTGTAATCGCAAATAACAGAAAATAAAATGGCACTACCTAATTTCACATCACAAACAATTAAATCTACCTTCCAACGTTTAATTCAAACTCCGGATGGTATTACTTTTTATGATGGTACAGGAAGTTTAGTACAAATAGGAACTACAGACACCGGTTCACTACTTACTACAGCTTCTGCTAATTTAAATGAAATTACATTTACTAAGGGTGATACCTCAACATTCGTAATTACAGTAGACACAGGTAGTGGTACCGCAACAGACACCGGTTCACTGTTAATTACAGCGTCAGTATCCACAAACACCATTACATTCACCAAGGGCGATGCATCTACATTTGACATTACAGTAGACACAGGAAGCGGAGGAGGTGGTTTTACATCAGCGGGAATTTCAGGGTCTTGGCAAGGACAAAATTTCGTATCTGCTTCACAAACATTCTTATCAACGGGACAAAGAGACGGCGACTCAGCTATTACAGGTTCACTAGAACTATCAGGGATATTAGAAGGAGAAGGTGCATTACGAACTTCATTTACAGGTTCTGTAGATAACCCAGCGTTATTAATAGGTCCTTTAGCTGGTAATCTTTTTGGTAATAAATGTGGGCTTATATTAGATGAAATAGTACCAGGTTCAACATTATTTGTCCCTTATTTCGTTGCTAATGGTAATAAAATATTTGGATTTGGTACTGTTATGGCTATGGAGGTAGGTATAAATATGCAGGGAAATAACATTCAATACGGTTCTAATTCTCAGACAAAAATATATGCAGATACTGACCCTGTAAACAACCTTGAAATCCATGCAGATGGCCACATTAGACTTCGTGCTAACAATAACCTAGAAATATACAGTAACACAACTGCCTCAGGTGCTATAAGTGCAAGTGGCAATTTACATGCCTTAGTTGCAGATAATAGTGATACATCTTTTAAAACAGTAATGTATGACCCTTCTAATGGTCAATTCTACCGCACAGGAAGCTACGGTGGAGGCGGAGGAGGTACTCCAACAGATACAGGTTCACTGTTAACTACAGCATCAGCAGCTTTAAATGTTTTAACATTCACTAAAGGCGACGCTACAACATTTGACGTTACAGTAGATACAGGAAGTGGAGGTGGTGTAAACATATCAGGAACACCTTCAGATAATCAAATAACAGTATGGACAAATGCTAATACGGTAGAAGGTACTGATGATTTTAAATGGACATCAGCTGATAGGGAACAATACATAAACGGAAAAACAATATACGTACCCCGTACAGATGGTTCGGGGACATACCTTAATGTAAATAATGAATTTGAAAGTGCTTTTTTATCTTACACTGGAGAAATTATTGAAGTAGGTACTGCTATAAGTACAACTGCAGGTTACTGTTATAATTTAAATACAACATGGGCAACAGCAGATTCAAATTCTACATCACTATCTCAGAACTTCTTAGGCATTTCAATAAATGCAGGTACTAATAATATATTTCTTACTAAAGGGGTATTCCAAACAGCATTAATTACAGGTACCTACAGTGCAGGTGCAGCAATATATTTAAGTGCTACAGCGGGGGCAATGACCTTTACAAAACCAACAGCAAGTGGAGACACTGTTAGGCAAGTAGGTTATGCAATAGACACATTTGTAAGTGGAAGAACAACATACCACAAAGTATATTTTAATCCTTCAATGGAATTCGTAGTAGTATAAAGACATGAAGAAAAAACCGTGGAGAGTAAATAAGTCCTTAATGGGTCAAAATATATACAGTATAACTGAAAATGAAATTAAAGCAGAAGATGGAAGGACTGTAATGCATAGGTGGGAAACGCCTATCATGAATCGAATGGCTGAATTTATATGCGAAAGTAAAGGCGATATTATAGAATTTGGGTTTGGGATGGGTATAGCAGCTACAGCAATACAATCATACAATGTTAAATCACATACAATATGTGAAATTAATCCAGGTGTACTTAAAAACCTACATGAATGGGCAAAAACCCGTCCTAATGTAATAATATTAGGAGGGGATTGGTATAACAACATTGATAAAATGAAAACATATGATGGGATATTGTTTGATACCTATTATGATGGTAATACTTATAAATTCCACGAAACACACGCCAAAATAGCAAACAAAGGGTGTAAAAGCACCTGGTGGAATAATGTTGAATTAGAATGGGAGGAATTAGGGTTAACAAATACAGAGTTCGAAATAATTCCTGTATCACCACCAGAAAATGACTATTTTAATTTCCCTAACTTTTGGATGCCTAAACACATCGCCTTATAGTGTAATGGCAACACATCTGTTTTTGAGACAGATATTTTAGGTTCGAGTCCTAATGAGGCAACCATAATATCCCTACTGGGGTAATTTTTATATGTACGAACGTACAATGTGCCCGAATGGCTTCCTTGGAACAGCATTCGGGCCTTATTAATCTAACCAAAAAATGAACATTAATACACACATACAGAAAGTCTACCCCGAACTAATTAAAATGGGCAAAACAAAACTAAATATAGTAGTATCTTGTGTTTCTAATAAAACAAAAACCCCACTACCCTCACTTCAATTTAGAAATATAGAATTAGATAATATCCCTAAAATGGGGGAAAAATGGATAAATTTCCTTAAAGCTTCCAATGCCCCCCTAACCCCTGCCTATCAACTATACTCGGGGGCTGCTTGGAATTCTATATTAGATGCAGAGGAGTTATCCAAAAATTTAAAGAATTATGAAGTAAATTGGTATATCATGAGTGTAGGATATGGGTTACTTAAATGGGAAGAACCTATAAAACCCTATTCTATTACTTTTTCTAAACCTTCATTTGATGGGTTGAGAAAACGAGTTCTCAAACAAGAAGCAAATAGATTATGGTGGGATTATATTATTAATAGGAGAAATTTTAAAATCTCAGACATAGCTACACCCGATTTCACTACAATTGTTGTGGGTTCCACCGAATATATAAATGCTGTAAGAGAAGATTTAGAGGGGTGTAATAATCTACTTATTATTAGTTCTACTTATAATGCTAGATATTTTGTAGATAGACAAATCCAAACCCATGAGAAACTTAGATTCATCGTAGGAGGAGGAAAAATAGACAATAATGCTAGAAATTTAAAATTTATTCTCCACCATATAGACCAGTGGGGAGTTGATTTAGATGTAATAAACACTAACTTAAAGGGAATAATCTCAGGAATTAAAGAGGAACTCCCCAAAGTAAACAGAAATAGAAAATCTCTTTCTAAAGATAAAGCAATTAATATTATTAAAAGCATAGGTTTAAACAAACCTATGTCGCATTATGTAAATACTATTAGAAACGAAAGGGGGTACAAAATAAGTGAACAAGTAATCATATCATACCTTCAAGAACTCAAAAAATGAACATTAATACACACATACAGAAAGTCTACCCCGAACTAATTAAAATGTGCCGAACACTAACTAAATGCAGTGATTCCTCAAAGGACTTAGTCCACGACATAATAATTGACTTCCTAAAAAAATCAACCAAACGTAAAGAAGAAATAATCAACGATGGTAGACTAAAACAGTACCTCTATATCGCGTGTAAAACGCAATACAATTCCTCGAACAGCACCTACCACACAAACTACCGTATATCGCAGATATTCCGTTATACTGAGGAATTAAACGCAGATGACTATGTGTTCAATGAGGAGGATGTACATAACAATGATGAGTTGCGAGATATCATGGTAAGCATAAATCTTCTATGCAATCGAAAGGAAAAGCAACTAATCGCAGACAGATTCATTGAAAATAAAACATTCAAAGAAATCGCAAATAAAAATAATATACCTGTATATAAGACTACAGAAACAATAAAGAACATAATCCACAAACTTAGAGTAAATCTAACAAATTAAACACAATGAATATATTCGAATTATTAATAGAGATTACAGGTATAATTACTCTTTCATTAGGAGTAGGATTTGGATTGTCTGTATTATTTAAAGCAACAAAAAGGGCAATAAAAAAATCAATCACTAATACGGTGAAAGACATAGTTTTGACTTACCTAAAAACACTTCAAAATGATACAGAAACAAACGATGAAAAATAGAGTAAAGGGAATATATAGCTTGTTAGAAATATTCTCACCTACAGAAAACCTCAGAATAACAGCATTAGAGGAGGCAGACATCATAATGAATATGGGTAAGAAATTAAATTGGACCAACAACCATGGTTTTAATAATGATGAGTTGGAAGAAATATATAATTGTTGGTTTGAAAGGGTCCCAATAAATGAATGTTTAGAATCATTACTATTAGATTATTAAGATGTTAGAAATATTAGGATACGCAATAATAGGACTTATGTTAGCAAGTTGGTTTCAACCACTTACATGGGTTAAGGATAAATTAAAATTATACGATATACCTTACATTGGGTATGTCTTCTACTGTGAAAGATGCATCGCAACATGGTTAACATTTTTTATAACGTGGGATATATTAACTGCTGTTATGGCAGGTTTTGTAGCAAACGTATTAGCATTTGTGGTAGGGAAAATGGATGAACACTGGCCTCCACAGTAAGTGAAGGCTGTGTGTGGGGAGTAATATCCTGTTATATTTATTGACGCCAGCAAGGCGAAACATAAACAAATAACAAATTATTACAATGAACGCACAAATTTACAACACAGCAAAATTAAATAGAAAGGTATTATTTAGAGGTCTAGAACATGGTTACAACACGTACCCTACAGACTTTGACATGATATTCAATTTAAGAAACGAAATCAACATAATAGTAGATGCAAAAGAAAAGGGCAAGAAGCCGGTATTTGGACAAACAATCACATATGTGAACATGTCTACTGCATTACAGGCACAAGGTATTCCCAGTTATATCGTGTGGGTAGAACATGACCACTCAATGAACGACATAATGCTTGCAGATTGTTTGGTATCGCTAGTATGGCATGATTCTAAATGGATAACGCAAAAACAATTATGCGACAGCTTCGAATGTGATATTACATATGGTGATTTCCAAAAACTAATACTAAGTAGACACAATGTTGAGGTTTACAACCCATCAATACATAAATTTGACAAACAAAAATACTTACCATCATGAACAACGAAATAGATAACCCATGGATGCCTGAGGAAATAGATTTCCTATACCACTTTGGAGTAGGCATTCAAAATAAAGGATGGATAAAACAAAATAGTGGAGACTGGTTAAAATCACATATGTTATTAACTCACTCAAATGCACTCAGAAAACTCCACTGTAATTGTGAGGTAGGTGCAATTAAAAAACAGGTACAAAATATGTACAATAAAGGTTATGAAAACATAACAATACTATACAATGCCCAGAATAATGTCTAAAGCACGTAGGAAAAAAAACCAACCTAAATACATAAACAAGGTATCGTATATAACAACCGACAACGATAGTGTATGGGAATTACTTGAGAATAACGTTGATATTACAGAAGCAATTCCATTTTATAGGGATGGTGGTGAAGATAAGCTATACGTTAATATACAAGATAACGAAATGACACATTTTTGCGGAGTACCATTTGATAATTATGCTATTACCAGTTTTGGTAGAGTATGGTCATTTAAAACCAAAAAATTCATCAAGGCATTTTACCGTCCTAATTCAGTTATAGTGTATATGAATTCAACTTCCAATGTTAAGGTTAAAAACCTATTCGCTTTAGCAGGATGGAAGTACAAGCACACAGCAGTTATAGATAAGTTATTATCACTCAACCTTCTAGTAAATGATTATAAGAAACCCCCTAAGTAAAATGTCCAATAAAGAATTAATAGCTATATTATGTGCAGATATTACACACATAAAAACAAAAATGGAGAGTGTCAATTTAGACAAACTCGAAACACAAATTTCCAGCCTAGCGGAAAGTCAAAAGGAACTATTAGTAACCGTAAAAGAGGTCCTCAATGATATTAATAACCCTGAAACGGGTATTATTGTGTCAACGAATAAGAATACGGAATTTAGAGTAACCTGTGAGAAGGATAAAAAAGAGACATTGAATGATTTTAAACAATTACAAGTGTGGTCAAGTGGAGTAAATAAAGGTTTGTGGGTGTTATATTCAGCTGGTGTTGGTATTATAATTAAACTAATATTTTTCAATTAGGAATGTTGTATTATGGATTACAAGAAAAAAAGCAAACAAGGAATCTCAATAGGTGAAACACAACACCACATTGATAAACAGATGACTGAACAAGTAATCAAATTCAAGAAAAAATATACTAGACGTAGTAAACACATACACGCAGATAAATAAATTAGAATGGCAACCAGGAATAAAAGACGTAAAGCAACTAAAATTCAACACGAGAAACGCATATTAGAATGCGTAAAGAAGGTGGTGGAAGGTAATCTTGGTTACATCGCGTATGAGGAGTATGCTAAGAAGAAGTATGGTATTAGTCATACAGCAACCAACGAAATATGGAAGGAAGCATGGATTCGCATTAAGGCCAAATCAACAACCGACGTAGAATCTAAGGTAGACCTAATGCTTAGCAAATTAGACGCCATAGAAGCAGAAGCTATCACTAATAACGATAGAAAAATATGGTTAGAAACAACCAAATACAGAGGTAAAATATACGGTGTTGAGGACAATAAAGTAAATGTAGTAATAGACCATAAAATCAAATTCGATTTCGGAGACGAACCTGAAGATGATGAAAATGAGGCAAACGAAGAATAATGGATGTTATTGGATTCACTCCACATAAAGCACAACGTAAAATCATAGATGAGTATGTTAAAACAGATATAAAATTCTGTACATTAGCTACATCTCGCCAATGGGGGAAATCATTATTAGGAATGAATTCCCTCTTTTATTGGCTTCTAAATAACAATAAAACTAAAGGCACCTGGATTTCCCCTATCTACAAACAATGTAGTAAGGTATTTAAGGAAATGGTCTTAGTATCAGGCGAACTAATTAAATCAAGCAACAAAGCAGAACTCACAATAGAGTTCATTAATGGTTCCACATTACAATTTTTAAGTGCGGACAGAGGTGATTCAATTAGAGGCTTCTCCTTCCATTATATGGTAGTAGATGAGGCTGCCTTCCTAAAACAAACAGTATTCGAAGAAGCAATTCTACCTACCTTAGCAGCACTAGGAAGAAAATGCTTAATCATAAGCACCCCTAAGGGCAAAAACTGGTTTTACACGTATTACCTTAAGGGAGTTGACGGAGGCCATGGTTATTATTCGACCCGCGGTTATACGCAAGATAACCCGTATATAGACGCAGATTTTGTTGCGGACATGAAGAAATCATTACCACCAAATATATTTGCCCAGGAATTTGAGGCAGAATTCAATGATGATGGAAATGATGTATTTACTAATTTATCTAACATATGTGTATTAAATGATTGGACAGAACCTACTTCCAATAATCAATATTATGGGGGAGTAGACCTTGCTGTGTCCCATGATTATAGTGTATGTGCTATTATGGATGGAATTGGTAGGGTAGTTAGAATTGAAAGGACAAACAATATTCCGATGGAAACCACAGCCCAAATATTTAATGCCGTCCTTAAGAAATACAATGTTAGAAACTGTAATGTTGAGGTCAATGGTGTAGGTATTGGTGTGTTTGAAATAATGAATAAAACTAACAAACAATTAAATAAATGGGTTACAACCAATGAAAATAAAGCCATTGGAATACAACAATTAATTCGTGCCTGTGAGGAAGGAACACTCGAATTACCAAGTGATAATTTAATGCCTGAAGTATTTCTAGAATTTCAAGCATACACATATAAACAACTAAGTAGTGGGCGACTACAATTTAACGCCCCAAGTGGATATCACGATGATATTGTGATGTCTATTATGTTATGTAATGAAGCAAGAAGGACAGGACACCTAAAACGAAATAAAATATACATTGGAAACCGATGAACACACAAATAGAAACTAAGCAGGACTTAGTAATACCAGAATATTTAACAATTGATAATTACACTAAATTACAGGATGTTAAATCACTTAAAACACCCCAAGATATAATTAGGGTAATCAGTTTAATCAGTGGAGGCGACCCTAAAGAAATCGCTAAGATGGAGAAAAATGAAGTCGATAAGGTAGCACAATCGATATTTAAGATGTTCTCTACTAATAACCCAAAATTTTGGGCGGTATTTGAATTACAGGGAGTAACATATGGATTTGCACCTCCGTCTAAATGGAAATTAGGTGAGTGGATAGATGCAGGTGAATTCGCTAAGGATTGGAAAACCGACTTAAATAAACTTATGGCACTATTATATCGTCCTATTACTAAACATAAATGGAAAAATCCATTGTGGAAAGCAAAATACCATTATAAATTGTTACGTAAGCAGAAAACAAACCCATTTGACATATATGAGATTGAAGATTATGACAGTGACACTGTAGATGAACGAAGTGAATTGCTTCGTGATATGCCAATAGACATAGCACGGGGGGCAATGGCTTTTTTTTTAGCCATCGGAATGGAACTATCAAAAAATTCCACAACATCTTTAACCCTCCCCCAAAAAGAGACGATGGCGACTTACCAGAACGAAGTGATGAAATCAGTATTCAGCAACACTATGGATGGTTTTTAACCCTGTACAATCTTAGTGAAACTAACATTCTATCTATCACCGGTGACAAGGCTATAACAGATTTAAATGCAGCGTTTGTGTTTAATTTCCTTTCACTACAACAAGAATTAGCAAGGGAACAAAAGCAAAAATATAATCAAACTAATAATACACACAGAATATTATGATATCATTTAACACAGTAGTAGATGACCTTAAAGAGTCAGCAAATGAATTAACTACAGTTAACACTGTAGGGTTTGGTACTATAAGTATGCTTGATGCGAACCAACAAAACGCAGTTTACCCTTATGTATTTTTCAGACCATTAACATCACCAGGTATTCGATTTGGACAGCCTATGATAGGTGGTCGTACATTGAATTTTGAAATGTATGTTATGGATGTTCCATTATTAACAGATACTGACATGGTGGATGTGATGGGTAATACGGAACTCATTGGATATAACATTATAAGTAAATTCTATGACGGTAGTTACGAACCACGTTACACTGTAAGTGTTGGTTCAATAGTTCCAATATTTGAGGCCTTTGGAGATAGAGTGGGTGGATGGGTATTTAATTTAAATGTAGAAACAGACCCTACAGGAATAACTAACTGTAATAGAGTATAATGGCTACTTTTATTCCCAAACATCTAGAATTGGCATTACGAATGAGTGCCGATGGTTTAATCCAGAACTTAGCTGATAAAGTATCAAGTAATCGTTCCGTAGCTAGTGGACATTTAAGGAACTCATTTAAAATAAGTGAATTAAGTGAGAATGGCTATGTTGTTGAGATGGCAGGGTATGGACAAATAGTAGATGAAGGTAGAAGACGTGGTTCAATGCCTCCAACCACACCTATTCTCAGTTGGATTAGGGAGAAAGGTATAAGCCCTAAAAGTGGCCAAACAGCAGAACAATTATCATTCGCTATTGCTATGGGGATTAAGAATAAAGGTATTAGACCAAAACCTTTTATTATGCCAGCAGTTGAAGAAATGATACAACAAACATTACAGCCGATAGCAGACGCTACTGCTTTGGATATAGCGGATTTTATAAACGCAATGCCCCCAATCGAATTTAAAGCAAAAATATAATGGCAATTACAATAGAAGATAATATATTAGATAGTATTACACCAACACACAGTGATATTCTGTATGTGTTAACATCTAATTCAAGTAGCAATGATAATTATTCGTTTGTTACTCAGATAAGGAACACAACTAACACATTGAAGGGCGAATTCAGAACATCGCCTAATCAAAGTGGAATTGGTGTGTTTAATTTGGAAACATTCTATAGAACAAAATTGGAGAATGACCCTCTTTTCACTGATGCATTCACTAACAGTGATACATTTATAACTAAATATAAAATGACATTTGGTGAGGAATGGAGTGATTCCCCTAGTGGTAGTATTGTAATGTATAATGGAATTGATGACACTGTAGGTATTCCTGCTGTTAGTGCTAGTTTAACTCCCGACCCATACAATTATTTTATAAATGGAGTATTAAATAGAAATGAGGGCACATCATTTAATTGGACCGATGTAACTAGTTATTATAACCAAGGTACAGGGGCGGTAGCAAGTAAATTCTATTTAACTGACATGCCATTAGTAAATGTTCCTATTAGGTCAACTGATTACTTTACTATAGGTGTTTTAAATGGTAACTTAGAAAGTGGTAGTATTATACACAATGACATATATAGATGTACATTAGAACAATATAATGCTAATGGGGCATCAACAGGAGGTCCTATTTCATCAACTAACGTTAGAAATGGAGGGGCAAATAGTAATGCTAATTCTCCAAGATTGAATACAAATACAAATTATAATACAATTTCAGAAAGTATATTTGACACATACTCAAATTCTAGATTAACATTAATAGGAATGGGGTTTGCTAATTCAACTACCTTTACTAAACAAACAAATGCTGTAACATACGAAGCTGCGGTAGTAGGATATCAAGGAGGTACAACAACCATTACAAACACTGCTATACAATTTGATATTACAGACGATGATTGTGTTATAAGTGATACCTACAGATTAATGTGGATAAATGATTATGGATGTTTTGATTTCTACAATTTCGATGGTCAAGATAAGATTGCTGCAAATAGAGTAGACAAACAATATAAACAAACTATGATTAACTATGGAACCGACAGTGTAACTGATGGATACAATGTTAATAGAAGGGGTAATAAAAATTATTCCACACAACGAGAACGTAGTTACACAGTAACAACAAAATGGTTAACTCAAGAATGGGCGGACTGGATGGAAGGATTATTCCTATCACCTAGCGTTTATTTGTTAGATGGTTCTATAGCATACCCTGTTAATTTAACTACTGCTACATACAATAAATTTACAAACAATAGAGAGGAGAAAATGAAAATGTATTCTCTAGGATTTAAATACTCAAACAGCCTAAGAACAATATAAGATGAGTGAAGTATCATTACGAGTATATAAGAAATTTTCCAAAACAGACGCTAAGGCTAATTATTACATTCTGGATGTGGATAATAGTAAAACTGATTTCAAATTAGATTTATCTGTAAGTGAGAACCAAGATTTAGGTGCAATATATGGAATTGGAAGTCAACAATTTTATCTCCCACCCACTAAACAAAACATCCAATTCTTCGAATACATTGAGGATGTAGGTAGTTTAGGGGGTAACGAAGCATTCCAAAATATATTTGATGCCCAAGTTATAGTCGATGGCATACGCGTTGCTACCGGAAAATTATGGTTTAATCGCGTGATTAATAACGTACAATCTATTAATTGCCAATGTACGTTCACCGACAGTATTCCTGCGTTAAATACAATGTTTGAAGATGTCAAATTAGGTGATTTAAATTGGTTATCCTTTGACCATGCATACAGTTTAGCCAATCTAACTGGAAGTTGGGATAATAGTGGTACTTTCCCTTTAGATGGAACAATCAAATATCCAAGTGCATTCTATGGTTATGAAGATGGTGATGATTATTTATATGAGTTCGGAGTAGCTTTAGATGTGTCAGGTACAATTAGGAATCCCCAATCCCCCTTACCAATTGATAACTTTAAACCATCCATTAGACTTAAAAATATATTTAATCAAATATTTGAGGGACAAAGTGTAAGTTACACATCCTCATTCATTGAAGGAGATACTACATTTGGTACTACAACTAAAACATTAGATGATGTTTATATGTTGTTACCTACTTATGAGGGGAAAGGGGTCAATGATATAGTCCCTAATAAAACAATCTTAGACGCTGATACTAATCCATTTGCATTCGCTGAAATAAATATTAATGAAGCTAATTTATCAGGATACACCACAGAAGTGATGGACACTAATAATAGCTGGAACCCTACAACAGGTATTTTTACAGCCCAAGGTTCAGGTACATATCAATTTTCAATTGAGTTGGCTTTTGATACTATGTTTTTTTCTCACTCTGATTTGAAGAAACAATTTGAATTAGTATATAAATTAAATGGGGGTGATAATATAAATATAGATGATATTGGTAATGATTGGGATTCAGGTACTTCCCAAACATTTTCCACTTCATGGAGTATATCCTTAACGGATGGGGATGAAATAGAAATTATTTTTCTTGTTAACTTTGTAGTATCATCAGCCCTTGAAACAACAAACGGTAATTTAGGGGCCAAGTTAGAAATAGAGAACAGCGGACAAGGTTCCCCTAACTCTGTGTTTATGGAGGAACAATTTGGCGATATATCTGTTTTAGATTTCATACAGGGTGTAAGCCATATGTTTAATTTAGTTATGTGGACAGAATATGATTCTCCAAACGTAATTAGATTCGAACCATACAATGATTATTTAAATTTAGGTACATCCAAAGACTGGAGTAATAAAGTAGATAAATCTATGGGTATTGAATTATTTCACCCAGCACATGAACAAAGTAAGCAAGTAGATTTCGGGTATAAGCAAGGTAAGGACTTCAGTAGTGAATATGTTCAAGAAAGATATAATGGTGAGGATAGAGGATATTATGGTTATAAAACAACCAATGAATATTCTACTGGAATAAAGGACAATAAAAATAAATTATTTGGCCCTACAGCTATGAAACCATTGAAGAGTGGGACAACCGATGTTATTAGTAATAAAAGAATGACTATCCCTCACATCCATAAAGGTGCAGGAATAGAAAGCAAACCATTAGAATTCTCCCCAAGATTATTATTCGATAATGGAGAACAAATATTAAGTAGCAGTTCGGGGTTAGCTTATAATTATTATATTAAGGATTTCCTAGGGTCTCAAGCCCAAACTAACGTATACCTTCAAATGTCTCCTTTCACTAATATGGTAGGGGGAA